GAATGAATCAGGGTCAGTTAAGAAATTGTTCACTCTGTAACCTTGAGGAATCATTCCCATACTGTTGATTGCATTGATATCATTATCTGCAGTTTGAGTTCTACCTTGAGACTTCATAAGTCTTTCAGCGTTGAACTGATTAGCAGAAGGAATTATCATTTTAACTCCTTTTGCTGCGATTCTTAAACCTCTTTCATCAGTCATTTTAGCAATGTCGATCAATGCTGTTTCTAATGAAGTTTCGTTTAAGTCCGCCTGCGTTGCTAAAGTGTTCGCTACATTACCCGCGATTGTTGGGTGAGCTGTAGAGAATAAGTTAACGCCGTCACCTGTTTGAAAAGCAGTTCCAGCTGCGATTGCTGGTAAACCATTATTCAAAGGTGCTGCACCTTTAACTTCTTTAGCATTGGACATAGATCTTGCTAAAGCTTTTGTGTATCTAGAAGAAAGTCTGTCATAAAGGTTGTCCTCTATTGCTTCTTCTGTGATAGCGAAAGCTAAAGCGATCGTTTCCATAGTGTATCTAGCAGTATAAGTTTCTTGTGCATCATCGTATGATACGCCAGCCCCTTCTGCTTTTACATCTGCGTTAGCGAATCCAGATAACATTACTTCCTCTTCGAAAGCTCTGTCACTTGACTCTGTAGTATAAATCTCAGCGTGCTGATTATCATACCTTTTATATTCCAGTCCGAACAGTGCGTTCAGTCCTGGCTCTAGTTCTTTAACTAGTTGTGCTCTTGATATTGCCATTATGCGCTTACCGATCCTGACCCGAACCACTGTGACTTGTTAGCCACAACAACAACAGTAGCGTAACCTGAAAAGTTAGCTAATGCTGGGTCCGTTTGTGGAGTTGTAATAAGATCCTCGTTCTCAGGATCTTCTGCTGATCTTAGCAGTCTCCATTGGTTAGCAACTGCATTACTTGCAGTACCAACCGTTAATTGTGAATTTGACTGTCCAGATAGAGTTGAACCAGAATTTGCTGATGCTGCTCCATTTGCTGATACTGTCAAACCAAACGTGCTCCCCATTTGAGCTTGTGCTAATGCAGCAGTTGCTGCAAGTCTTGTATCTAATTGCACATTGTATTGCTGAAGGGGGTTGTCGATAATAAAAGCATCGACGTCTTCGCTGTTAGCGGGGGCTGTAGTTCTCGGAAAGTAGCTTGAGAACGTTGGTTTATTAGTAGTAGCATCTGTGTAGAAGCAACCATTAAATACACCAATCGTCGGTCTCGTTATAGCATCTTGTCCGTTGATTATATAGCCCGGATTGTCATTAGCACCGCCGGCAGTATCATACTGCACAGGCTGTCCTAAATAAATAGACGATCCATATCCACTATCGATTTTGTATTTGTTCTGTCCACCAGCTGCTGCTGTTCCACCTAACGCACCTGAAGGGATCAAACCAAAACCTGTTGTGTTTCTATTTGCCATAGTTTGTTTTCTCCTTGTGAACCTGCCGTCGCGAAACGGCCTCCAGTTCGGTTTATATTATTCGTTGGTGTTGAGAATTTTATTTCTTAGTACCACCGAAGTTTTTGCTTGAACGCTCGAATTTCATCGGCATTCTTTTGTCCTGATCCTTCAGTAAGTCGTTTTCTACAGCTTCGTCTTGACCTTCAGTTTGTCTTTTCTGATAATCAACACGACTTTGCGCGAGTTCTTCCGGTATCCTTGCCAGGAGAAGGCCACCTACTCCAATCACTCCAGCGTATTTTCCATCCATGACAACAGGATATGAATCAGCGTCGTATTCGTCAGCTCTCACTAACTCGTAACCAGATCTCAATCTACCGTGAATATTTTTGGTATCATTGAAACCCATTGACTCTGCTCTTATCCATCTGTGCCTGAATCCATCGGGCGCTGTGGG